GCATATATCTTATTAGCAGACTTTACTGCAACATCAGGAGTTCGGAACCGCCAATGAGCACAAATGTCGTCTGTATAAGGCCGTACCAATAGAACTCCTTGTTCTCCCCGACCAATACGATAAAGTTCGTGAGTCTCTGGATCTGTAAAGTCAAGTGACTTGTAGTCGAGTTCATAGCAAAACTCAAGCATAGTGGTGTGCTAGTTCAGGACTAGCATAGCATCACACCACCATAGTGTCAAGCGTTGTCCCAGATAATATCTCCATATGCATCCACGACATATGCATGGATAAAGTGATCAGAGTCTGGACACTCGCTTTCCTTAGGAAACCACGACCCCGCCATCAGTGAAGCAATATTCTCTTCATCAAACTGTAGTGTGTTAAACTTACCTTGCTTGATAATATCCATGACATAATCATCAACAAAGTCTGCATAAAATGCAGTTACAGTTGCTTTCTTTGTTGCATCCAGTGCATTATATGTAATGAGATCAAAATATATTAGTGTCTTTTGATATCTCTGTGCATAACATGCAACTAGATCGAATACTTGTAGTTCCTGACCCTCAATAATCATTTCCATCCTCCTTTTAGAACCCACTCATCATGATATTGATTTTTCCAACCACTGCTGATTCCATAGGATGGTTGAATCACTTGCTCAATGTACCTACGATTTTCTTTTGCGATATTTAGACTCTGCTCCTCTAGAGTTTTCACTCGTCCATCTATTTGTGAGGACCACCAGACAGCACCTGCACCCTGAACGAGCAAGAAGGATACAATAGCAAAGGGAATTTTAAAATCACTCATCGTTCTCAGTGTCTAGTTCTTCTTCGACCTTAGTAATTAACATTTCCAACCATTTCTTTCTATCAGCAAGTTGCTCTTCGGTTAGATTTTGTTCACCAACATCAACATCCTCAACAGCATTTGCATTCTTGAGTTTCTCATACTCAAGTAGTAATGTAGAGAAGTAGTTGCTCTCTGTTAGAGACTTGAGAACTAGGAAGTTTGCAATCTTTTCTCTGAATAGTTTGAGATAGTGTTTTGAGATAGGCAACCACTGATCATCAGTTGCAAGATACTCTCTATCAGGATAGTCTTCAGAGTATACTTTCTTAAAGAAGTCAGGAGAAATTGGAAACTTAACTCCTTCTGGGTTAGTAGAGAACTCATCTGCAGTGGTTAGATCTCTAAGTTTAGATCTATACAATGTATATTGTGCCTTAGCATCAGCATCAAGTGGAGAATCTACTGCTAGTGCCCAGTCAGTTTCTGATAGTAAGAAGTTTCTTGCCAATCTAACAGTGAAAGGAGATACTTGTCTCTGCTTACCATACATGCGAGACAGTTCCGTTTGGAACTCTTCATTCTCGATAGAGTCAATCAGATAGAATGTTTCTACTAACTTATCTCTTACTTGCTTTGCCTGCTCAACATCAACCTGCTCCATTTCATAGTCAATCCACTCATACTCACCAGTTTTGAAGTTCTTAATGAACCTTCTACGCTTAGCATAGTATGTGTTATTGGTGAACCAACTGAACATGATTAATTTATCCTTATCACTGTCCCACAGAGGATAAAGAAAAGGCACCAGTTCATCCTGCCAATAGTTGTCAGGGATGACCTTGATGGTTCCATTGTAACTGATTTCTTGCTGCACAGTATCTAACTGCACTTGCAATACAGGAATATCAGCGGAGTTGAAGGTTGACATATTGCTGAATATAGTCTCCAGATGTATTTAGAACGCTTTGATTAGATACTTACACAATCTATATGGTGTAATCAGAGGAATATCAAAATCAGGGTCAATTGATGCTACTGGTTCTACCTTTGTAGTTGACTTGAGTGTTAGTCTAGCATCAGTTGCTCCAAGACCAGAACTATATGTAATTCCTGGTCCAGTCTCACCTTGTACAGTATATGCTAGAGAGTCAATTGCTGGTTTAGAGATAGCACCTGCACTCGGAACGAATACTAGTTCAGTTACTTTCTCTCTCCAGTAGATAAACTCAGCAATACCATAATGGTCTGTGTTACCATCATTATCATTTGCACCACTAGCATTTCCTCTAGGTTGCTCGACTTTGAATTTAGTATTATTCTGTCTCGCTGCCTGTGGCACTGCAACTGAATATGTATACCATTTAGTATCTCCAGCTGCTCCATCCCATGATTGAGAGATGCTAGGAACATCACCGATGATAGGATCAGTTCTAGTAGCATTTGGATTGATGATAGTATCAATCAATGTCCATCCAGTAGATCCCTCTAGTTGATAATAGACACGCAATGTCTCTTCTGGTTGGTTACCACCGTTGACACCATTTCCTCTACATGCTTTGATAGAGAAGTAATGAACATTTGTCGTATCTACAGGCACCAACTCAACATATCTGGTCTTAGATGTTTGACCATTTTGCCCACCAAACAGTAAGTAGCGAACATATTTTGCTGAGGTATTTGGTCCCAGAGTGATATCAGAAACCGTACCAGATGCAGCGTCAACATTTGCAGTCACAACAGTACCACCAGCAGCACCATTCATGGTGTAAACATATGGAGTTTCAGTATATCCACCACCAGCATTACCTAGTGTCACTGCTGTTACCTTTTGATTAGCAATAGTTGCTGTTGCTGTTGCACCAGATCCACCACCACCAACGATGTATATGCTTGGAGTTGCAGTTGGTAGTTTGAAACTACCATCCTGACCAGTTCCTGTGCCATCACTATAAATGTTAACATCCCAGTCATCTGCGGTAGCACTACCAGCAGCAACAACATCACCCTGAGATACTGTGGTGTTACCACCAACATATCCAGTAATAACACCAAGTGCTACTTTCACATAACCGTTACTGCCACTAGCAGTGGATCCACTACTCTGTCCAGATGCAGACTTACCAGCACCACCAGCACCAACAGTAACTGTAGCACCAGCTGGATTTCCTAGATCTGCCCATGAGACATTACCATTCCATGCAGCGCCACCGCCGCCACCACCTCCACCAGGAGTCCAGTAATCATTATTATAGTTAACAACCAGTCTTACTTTACCGTTTGTTCTGCCAGAGTTGGAGAGTGAACCATTTGAGAAGTAGTCTGTTCTGTAAGAGGAGACACCAGTCTGTCCTCCACCACCACCACCGTGACCACCGTCACCAGCAGGACCACCACCAGGACCAGCGGATCCACCACCGTTACCATTACCACCAAAGGTGAGACCGTTACGAGCGCAGCCACCGCCGCCGCCTCCACCGCCTCCACCGATACATCCGTAGTGTCCACCGACACCACCCGCACCAGAACCGAGAGCACTAGTCGTAGCTTGCAAACCTGCAGGAGGTCCACTACCATTGACACCAGCACCACCATCATATCCAGTAGCACCAGCGCCACCGCCGCCACCTGCTCCAGCAACAATTTGAGATCCTCTCTTCAATAGAGTTGATGCTCCACCAGAACCACCATCAGCGTCGTTATGTCCTTGTCCACCGTTACCACCTCTACCAGAGTGTGATGCAGTACCACCAGGAGGAGGATTGTTACCATTAGATGTTCCATCAGCACCAGCGTATCCAATCTCAACAGACCACGCTTGCTGTGTAAATGTAGATAATTGATTACCCTTTACTTCAATGTAAACTCTTGCTGATGGGTGTCCACTATAACCACCACGAGCTCCACCACCTTTACCACCATGAACATAAAATACAGCAGATGATGGATTAGCAACACCTGCTAGGTTAAATGTTCCATTAGATTCTAATGTGTTGTCATATGTACCACTCTGTCCACCAACTTCCACATTGACTCCAGCACTTCCCTGTCCATATGGAGGGAAACCAAACAAACCAGCAGTACCACCATTATTAGGATTGTTTGGATAGTCTACCTTTGGATAACCATTTCCTGATACACCATTGCCGCCGTCACCGCCGTCCAATCCATCAGCACCACCAGTGCCTTCACTACCATATGATGATTTAGTTCCACCAGTTCCACCGTTACCGCCCTGTAGACCTGAAGAACCTGATCCTCCACCACCACCTCTTGCTAATAGGTTGATCTCATTACCATTACCAATTACAAGAGAACTATTTGAACCTGAAGATCCAGTAATTGTACCAGCAGCGCCTGATCCACCACCACCAACTACGATATACTGTAGAGTTTCTGGATTGCCTGTAACTGAAGAAAAATCAATGTTGTAATTACCAGGACTTGTAAATGTCCACTCATTTGAATAATCATATACAGGCACACCACCAGTAACTACATTTCTACCACCAATAGTAGATGTAGATTGGAATCTAAGAAATGTAGGATCTGGAATATATGTCTGGAATTCATACGATCCAGCACCATTTGCACCAGAAGCAAGATAGAATTGATCATCTTCAGGTACTGTTGGATCTTTAATACTACCGTTACCACCTGCACCACCTTGATAATCTAGAACATCATATGTTGCGACAGTATTATCTGTATTCGCAACTCTCAGTAGACCATGCTTGTGTGTGAATACTGTTCCTGTTGTTGGATACCATCTAGCAATTCTACCAGAACCAGAACGATAATCTACAAGATATCTGTCACCACTACCTTCTTTGATCCACTCTTCTGTTCCAGGGATACTATGAAATACTGTGTGGTTGTGTTGTGGAGCACCACGCAGTTTTGTCTCTCTCATAGTGACAGTAACTGTCTGTGCTCCAATAATAGAACAACCAGTAGTCTCAACTACTTGATCATATCCAGCAGTAGTAATTCTTCCGAGTGAGAAGTATTCATCTTGAGATTCCTGTGCAAAATACCATTGCCCACCTTTAGTTCCTACACCAAGAGAACTGTTGCCAACATTAGGAGAATTGTTACCAAATACAGAACTGTTGCCAACAATCTTTCGTGCTTTTGTATCTGGTACTCTGAATGTTCCCATATTTGGATCACCCCACCACTCCATCACATTTGCAGATGTGATAGGTGTGATCTCACCACTTGGACCAATTCTTACTATTGCGGTAGCACCAGATCCACCACCACCAGAGATAGTTACAGTGGGAGGATTTGCTGGATCATACCCCTTTCCAACAACAATTGGTTGAATGCGTGTAACAATTTCATTAACGCTATCGATTTCAATACTAGCAGTTGCTTGAACACCACCAGGGAGTGTTGGCGCACTAATATCAACTGTTGGTAGTGAGGTATATCCAGACCCACCATTTGTTACATCGATTCCAGTGCTAGATCTACCACCATACCTATTTCCAATAATTTCATATAGTGCAGGAAACTCAGCAATATCATACTGCTCCCCATCACAATAAAGATATCCTTCATGCGTATAAGCTGGATCATCACCCTGTATGTACGCATTACCTACTCTTTCTGTCAACTTAGGATAGGCACTTGCAGAAGTGACATAATTATGGTCAAATGTATTGTCTGTTGACTTAAGATTAGGTACAATAGATCCGATTGGCGTAGTATCCACCAACATATCGGTCAGGAATCCCTGTCTAGCGTTTCTATAACTTTGAGACATTACTATTAGATCTTAATTAGATATTCCATAACAATAAATGGAGCACAAGCAGAATCAATTGATACTGATGGATCTGTGCCAATTTGCATTGTTGTTACTAAGTTTTCTGGTGGAACAACAATAGCCTGAGTCTTAACTTTGTAGTTATGATCTCCTCTATCTAGGTCAATTCTGTGATTATGATTGGTAGGGTCATCCCCTGGTGTGATTGACAAGTCAATTGTATCTGTTGCAACCTGATCAATATCAACAATTGCAGTTCCGTCCTTATGTTCTTGGTTAGACTGCAGTGGTACAACATCATGCAAACTATTACCATCTACATCCAATGGAACTCCAGGATATCCCTGTTCATATGTGATAGGAACATTAACTGTGTGTGATGCATCATCACCGCTACCAACACGAATACAAGCACCAAACAGTGCTTCTACGTTTTTAAATCTGACAGTTTCTGTACCATCAGGAGAACCTTCTAGTTCAGCACCATCTAGATCGTATTCATCATTACTGATACAACCATATGTGTATGAAGATTCACCAGCACCAAAAATACATCCACCCCAATAGATGGTTTCTTGCAAACCACCTGCCTGAGATGATGTAGGACCACCACCATCACCAGGACTCCACTTATCAATTGCTTTACATGGTTCTTGAGCACTTCCTGGTGGTTGTGATGAATCACCATTATATCTGGTTGCATCTAACCAATCTTGAATTGCAATTGTAGATGCATTTCTCTTACCAGTTCTACCTTCTGGTCTAGGTGCAGCAGAACTAGTCTCTGCTGTTGTCATATTTCTAGCTCTCACAGCACCATGAAAGTGTGCGTGTGGGTGAATTGCTGTTTCTTCAACACCTTCAATATCAGTATAGTGAGAAGCACCAGCATACACCCATCCTGGTCTACCTCTAATTGCAATCTCTTGACTGGGAACAGTAATTGATCCAGAATATGTAATTCTTACATCATTACCAATAGCAGAAACTACCTCAATACCAATACCAGATCTACTGACCTCATTACCTAACGCATTATTTAATCTAGCGTTATTATATACACCAGCGTTAGCACCAGATGTAGGTTCGGGATATTTAGATCCTAAGTCAGGAACCATGAACTGATTATCTGTTAAGGTATCAAATAGAGTACCATCAAGATTTCTTCTGGCAAACTTACATGCATCACCAACACCAAGGATTGATGCTAGTTGAGGATAGTCTTCTGCAAAGTATTTTGTACCATCACATTTTAAATATCCAGCAGGAAGATTTCTTGCGTTTACTGCTTCAGTTGGGTCACCACTGTATTCCATTGGCCAGATAATAACCTGACCTGTTAGATTACCATATTTAGATCTTTCTTTGGCGTAAAATGCAGGCATTAGTATGCTTTGATTATGAAAGTCATAGTGAGACTAGGTTGCGTAGTATCACATGTAATATTTAGAGCATTTTCTAGACTATCAGCGGTTAGTGACGATCCATCTGCATCAGCTGCTGTATGTGATGGAGGACTTGACATTGATCCGATAGTTTGATTAATCTCAAAACTTCCATGGTTATGTGATCTGAAAGTTTGCTCTGTTGGATCCTTACTTGTACCTGCTAGGTTCATCGTCATTGGATATGAACCATGTCTAAATTGAACATCAACTGTTCCACCATTTTTGACAGGTAAGTTCAGTGTAATTTCATAAACTGGTGCTGCAATTGTACCAGTATTTTCAATCTGTTGAACTATAGTTCCTTCACGGAAAACATGATACTTATTATCAACAGATACCGCAGTCACATACATCAATGGAGTGATCTTATCGTATTGATACCAGTTTTCAGCACCAACACTATACAATCTTCTAATATCTGTACCAGCGGGAAGAGTAAATGAACTAGAATCTGATGTAAGAGTAACACCAGACACAGAAAATACAGGTGCTAGTTCTGGATCATCTACTAGACCATCACCTCTCACTGCAGCTCCAGTGTCATATCCCAGGAAGTTTGGTCTTTGTCTTACTTCCATTGGTCTTGGGAAGTATCCAGTATGGCATGGTTGCTTGTGAGTATCTACTGGTTCAGTATCAATAATTTGTTCGGTTGCTTGACGACCGAAAATAGTTTGTGTATATGTTGTATTAACTGGACCAGTTCCGCCGTTAGCTTGTTCTCTATCAGTTGTTGGCCAATTGGATGCACCTGCAGGAACATTACCCCAATAATTTTTTCCTGTGCTATCCTGAATAAACTCCATAAAATTATCACACCTTGGTAGTGTGTGTTCATGGAAACCATCACCATACATTGTCATACTCACAGCACCGTTTTGCCATGATGTTGGTTCTGCTTCAGCATTCTGACAGGTGTTTGGACCCTCAGTTTGATTACAAATACCAGTAGATGCTTCACCAGTCATCTCAATACCTCTGTCGGTCCTGAATACCATCGGACCAGAAGCATTTGGGTTAGCAGATCCAAGAGAATCACTATGACCGTGTGATGGCATATGATTGATACCAAGTTTTCTGTTCAATGTATGAACAGTCTCTAAGAAGTCTGGAGCTGTTAGTGTAATATTATCAAACTTAAAATACAAATTACCAGCAAGGTTCAGTGTAAAATCAATATCAGCAGACGCTTGATATGTACTATTGATTAACTGATCCTCACCGAAACCTGAGATCAAATCACCCAGTTTGCTTCCTTGTTCATCATATATTGCATTGGCAGGATCATCCTGTCCCATTTGATATACAGGATCATCTAGATATTGTCTCTCAAGGTCAACCATAACAGTTGAAGACAACTGTGGTAGTCTGAATGTTGCTGTAGTTCCATAGTATGGAAACTCTGGATGATCACCACCAGCATCAGTCATGTCACCACCATAGGTATCACCCAAACTTGCTGCTAGTAATGGATAATCAGAAGCATTTAATGTCTGCCCAGTGCAAACAATCCAACCTTTAGGAATATTAGAGGCAAGGAATCCATTACCTCCATCTCCTCCCCAAGGCATGATGCTGCCAATTTTGGCAGACCTCATGGTTTTTAGAGAATCGTATCTTACTGTCATTTGTTCTAAATTAGAGTTCCATCAACCACCAACCGCGTAGTGCAGGTGGAATAGTTCTAGCATTTGCAGATCCTTCGATGTCAACAGTACCAGCATATACAAGTCCGAAGGATGCATTTCTGGTTTGAACAACTAGTTCACCAGAATCCCAGGTAGTTGTCAGAGTTTGACCAGCACCAGCGCCAATCTTAGATCCAGTGCTGTCACCTTGGATAGGTGTAGCAATGTTATTGATCTTCTTCGCTCTGAGGATCAGACTCGTGTTATATGTCAGGTTACCACTGAGTTCAATGAATCTAATCATGTCACCAGTCTGTGCATTGTCTGGTAGATATAGAACCATGTTGCTTCCAGAAGAAGCATTAACCATATAGTTATTATTTACCTCAAGTGGGTTGTCTTGCTGCTGACCGATACCAGTTGCTGCATCAAATGCAACATATGTGTGTCTTCTACCACCATTACCTGTCCAGTATTTCTCAATACCGAACGAATCGATAGCATTGTTCTGATAGATTCTGAAGTCTTTAGCACCTTCAGTTCCACCAGTTCCAGCAGATCCTAGGTTATCAATATGGAAGATGGATTGTGTTGCATCTTCAGCTACCTTAAGTTGACCCTTCTGATAGAATGTCTCACCCATCAAGACATTACCTTCTCTGTTAGTAACACGGAAGGATGTCTCAGTAGAGCAGATGCCATTCATCTGACAATCATCATAGTAAACCTTGAGGTCACCATAGAATGTAGCAGCACCCTTGAGTGTCATGCCATTCGTGTTAGTTAATGGATCTTCAATTGATCCATCACCAGAGTGACCATCATCGTTAGAGATAGACAGAACCAGAGTCTTGCCATCAGAACCAAACATTCTGAAGACACCACTGTTGATAGTGAGGTCATCTTGAATTGTTACCTTACCACCATTGTATAGTTCAACAATAGGAGTGCTGATAACATTAGGAACTCTGACACTCTTAGGTAGTTTGATAGCATAGAATACATCAAGAGAACCATCAACACTATCAGCAACAAAGAATTCTGTGCCGATTCTCATCATGGTGAAGTAATCTAGTTTTGGTGAAATTAGATCAGCATCACGCAGAGTTAATTCTAGTCTTAGGTCACTTGTGTTAGGTGTGCGTGCCTTGAGAGCAGCTGCACGATCTCCTTGAGTTGCAGGAACATCATGCAAGAGTGTTGTTGTTCTCTCATACTTTTCAAGTTTGACAACATTAACACCAGCAGCGAATCCTTGTGCAGTTGTTCCTTCTACACCTCTACCACCAGATGGATACTCAGCATTGGTGGAAGTTGGTAGGAAGAATAGACCACCAGCCTCATATGGATCATCAGTAATCTGAATAATTTCAATTTGAGATCCAGTGACATAGATGGCAACCAAATCACCCTTCATGAAGGCATCTAGATTAGATGCGATCTGAATGTTAGATGTAGAAAGAACAATATTTGCTGGTAGAGTAGTAATAGGACCTGTTGTTAGTTCTGATTGAGGATCAAATCTGTAAACAGTACAAACATCAACATCAGCAGTGTATGCAGCAGGTGATGTGCCAAACGCTTCAGCGTTGAAGAATACAGTACCGTGAGTGTTACCAATCTTGGTATCACCTGTGCATGTATCAACTTCAAATGTAGTGACAGGGTTAGTATCACCATTAGTAATGGTGAGTTTCTTATTTGTAGCAGAATTAGTGAATGGTGTTGTGCAGCTACCTTTGATTGTTAGAGAACCAGTTAGTTGCTGATCACCCTTAGATGTAACAGCACCTGTGGTAGAATCTACCTCATATACAGTCTCCTCATTGTTGCTGTCACAACCATTCTTGATCATGAACTTCTTAGCTACCTGAGATAAGAGAGTCTTGACCTTAAATACTTCACCAATATCGAATACAGAATTGTTTGCACTGGATTCTCTACCGATGATTACATAGTCACCGATAGCAATAGTGCCACCAAACTGTGCAAGATATACATTCTCATCATTACCCTGATCATCGATTGGTTGCTCAGTCCATGTAGCGTCAAACTGTACGATACACTTATAGATCGCAGTTCTATCTGGATGTGCGTTACTTACGCCAGTGAAAGTACCGAATGGTTCTCTCTCAACAACGATATAGTATGGAGCAACGCTAATTCTAGGTAGAGAAACAACTCGTACAAATTCAACATTGCTAGCAAGTGAGTTGGTATTGTATCTGAAGTTAATGATACCGTAGTTATCAAAACTACCTTGCTGATTATAGGTATCAGGATTCTGATATAACTGGAATTGTACATCGCTTGTTTGCGCTGCAACAGGCATATCAAGTCGCAAAGTAGCATAGTTCTTACTTTGATCAATCCATCTGACAAATGTTGGCCAGGTTGATGGATCCAGGTCAGTTAGATTTGTTGGTGCGATGGCTCCAACTTCAATCCATGTTACGCCATTATCAAGAGAGTATCTGACTCTCAATGCTTCATCATCTTTGTCTGGCATCTCACCACCATTGGTGTTATTACCAACATGAACATCAATTTCAACACTAGTAACAGGACCAAGATTGTTTATAAATGATGCATCAAGTGGAGTGAATGTAGCAAATCTTGGTGCATTGTTTGCACCACTTATGTTATGGAAAGCAAGATATCTTTGACCAGTGTTAAACCTATCATTCGATGTAGTTCCAGCACCAGTTTCTGCAATTTCAACACCACCACCAACGGATTGAATGATTCCCTGTGGAGCGTTGCCATCAAGATAAGTGCCAAAATCTGTTTCTGAGAAAGATTCTACTGAAGAGTCAGGAGAATCAATCAATAGAATATCATTCTCTTGGAAGTATGGATTGCCGTTTTCATCTAGAGACTCTCTAAGGAGTGGTAGATAGAATTGGTTACCAGTTAGTGTTGGTAGATCCTGTGGTTCAATCGCTGGGTTACCACCAATATTAGTGATTGCATCCTGATAACTAGTGCCACCCCAGTTACCGCTACCAGATGTATCAACCTCATTATACTGAGGATCTCCAGATACAAATCTATTGACATCAATTAGATCAACATTGCTGTTGAACAAGTTGTTACCAAGAATACCAGTTGCATGTGTAATTCTGTTACTTCCTGCTTGTGCTCTGGATGCAACAAATGAGTAGGATGCAAATCCACCACATAGAGTCATGTCAGCGTTGAATCTAGCAGAAGAATCAACAACTAGATTGTTTCTAATTGTGGTGCTACCACCCTGACCACCAATAGTAATCTGAGATGCGTTAGTCGCAAAGTCAAGAATAGAGGTTGCACTGTTTCCTGCAAAGAACTCAACTGTTCCTGCAGTAGATGTCAATCTAACAGTATCAAGTAAACCTCTCTTATTACCTAACTGGAAGTCACCATCAACCTTGAAGGACTTGGTAGCAATGTTAACGAACGATAGAGATTCGTTGTTACCATATGCACCACCGATGGTAATCTTAGAGATATTAGTAGCAGTATGTGGAGTGTTACCAATCCAGATATTACTGTGAAGTGAGGAGTTACCAAAGTATAGGAACTGATCAGACTGACTATCGTTCAACATTCTCAGAGTTGTACCCTGAGGAGCAATTCTTAGAGCGCCAGTGAATGTAGAATCAGGAATGATATCAAAGTTACCACTGGTGATGTCAGTTCTGATCTCAGCAGTGTTAGATCCACCACCACCATGGACTTCAATATCCTCTTGGAATCTAGCATCGCCAGTGAATCTAGACTCACCGTCAACAACTAGTGCTCTGTCTAGTTCAGAGTTAGTTACATTGATACCAACGCGACCACCATCAGCAGTAGAAACACGGAATGTTGCTTCATTTGCTGGTGTGTATGCGTCACCACCGACCATAAGAGCGTCGGTACGATCTTGCTGAGTTCTGTTAGCAAATACACTGTGACTTGCGTAGTCAGTTACCTTCTTACCAGAGATGAATGCTGTACCAACAACATCTAGGTTTGCACGAGGTGTAGTGTTAGAGTCAATGAAGTTAGTCTGATAAGAATCTCTCTCAGATCTAGCAACAGTGTTAACACCTAACTTATAGTCACCAATAGCAGCGGTATTTGTTCTGATTGCTTCTGCACCTAGAACACCAAACTCCTTCCAGTTGGAGTTAGAGAACTCCATGGTGATGTTTGCATTTGCTGTAACTTCATCTGCCCAGAGTCTTGGGTTATCACCCTGAACACTGTTCTTGACATTATTAATTGCAATCTGTACAGTATTTGATGCACCACTGAATCCATTAGCGATGACCTGCCAAGTTCCATCAACCTGACTATCTGTCATACCAAGAATTCTGATCTCAGATCCACTGGTGATACCAAGTAGATCGTTAGTTAGAGATCCATCCCACTCAATCGTAACAATATTAGTATTGTTAAATGTCAGTGAGTAAATGTTGGTGTTGCCAATCTCAGTGAAGAAGTTAGCATAGATCCAACCCAAGGATCCACTCTGTCCAACAGACTCACCCTTGAGTAGCATGTCACCTGCAAGTGGAGCACCAGCAGAACCATACTGTACGATCTGAGAAGCATTGAATGCTCCTGTCTGATCAGGTGTGATGTTAGATGGAGATGTACCAACAATATGAGTTTGAATCTTATATGGTTGACCGTCTCTGCGACTATTGAACTGGAAAATTGCAGCGGAAATTTTATTTCGTGCAATGACAATATCACCCTCGGTTTCCTGATTTCTAAGGAAAGCGTTTCTATCTAGAGATCCATCATCAACAGCAGGATCAACGAAGGAGGAGATAGTTAGTGCTGCCTCTCTTACAGTGCCTAGAACATTGATGAGAACTGGGGAGTTGAATGTACTACGACGATCCTGTGCTTCACCACCGTTAACAGTGATGTATTCGTTGAATGTAACAGGTGTATCGAATGTAGTAACGAGGTTGCCTAGTGTCTCGTCATCATCAGCAGAATCCTGAAGTGTTGCAGACTCTAGGAACTCTTCTTCACCAGTGATAGCGTCAATCTTACGGTTACCAATGTATAGGTCACCATTAGAGTTCAAACCAGTGTAGAATACGAGACCACCGTCTTGCTTCTTAGACTGTGCGTAGAAGTCCTGAGTTGCTGTGAGTACAACTTCCTGACGAGCAGGTAGACCAGTTGAATAGTTACCAGGACCGAAACCTAGGTATTCAAAGGTGTGGTTACCAGCACGAGCAATAGATGGACGACGAAGTTCAACATAGTAACGCTGATCACTCATGACTGTGCTGTCACCAGCAATAGGAATCTTACGATCCTCAGATCCAGATGCAGCGTTACCTTCTTGTGCAATCAGTCTGTTATCGACAGTAGAGCTGACCTGAGTATAAGAATTACCCTCAAGTGCAGGTGTTGCTAGGAGATCAATCATTGCCTCCTTAGTCATCGATCCCTTGAAGTCGTTAACTCTTACAAGACCGTGTACATAGTTGTCTGCAGCAGAGTATGTTGCAGGAGGATCAACCAATGTAGCATCCAGTTTCTGATACCAGAGAGGATCGTTCTTGTAGTTAAGTGGATATAGTTTGCTGATAGGCTGAGAGAACTTGAAGTTCCTGAAGTTGCCTAGGTTACCAGCACCCTGTGGGAATGGTGAGATGTTACCACGAACAGCAGTTAGATAGTAGATACCATCTTGCTGACCGAAGATACGGCGTTGTACCTCTTCAACATCAAAGATGTAGAATGTATCATCGATAACACCAGTATCAGTAACAGACTCAATGTAGTATTGAATACCAGCATCGTCTTCGATGATATCACCAGGAGTTACAGTATAAACTGGTGCTCCGTTCTGTCTGTAGTAATATTCTGGATAGTTCTTACGGATTAGTTCCTTAATAACAAGAGACTTACCAAAGTCAGGGTCTGCAAGTAGATCGGAGAATGCAGCACCTTGACCAATTCTGATATTCTCAATAGTGTCGAATGTGAGAGCACCTACAACACCCTTAAGGATCATGTACCAGTCAGATGTTCCAGGAACATTTGTGATAGCATGTAGATAACCATAACCAGAAGAATTACCGAACCACTCAACACGGTTAACTGCATCAGAAGACTGAGTTTTATCTGCAACAAAGTTGCCACCTTGAGGTGCAGTAACCTTGATTGTAGTAAATGTCTCGTTGATGAGAGCAGCGTTAGTGATCTCAGGGTTGATAACATTCAACTCTAAGTAGTCATTGTTATCAGGAGCAGTGAAATATCTACCAGACTCAATGGTCATGGTGACATAGTTCTGCGTCTCGATCTTCTTAGCATACTGAGTAGTGCCAGTCAGATCTTTTCTGTATGGATCATACTCAACATCGGGGTTGAGGTTTAGTGTCTCAAACTCAGACTTAGTAACACCAATGACTTCATTGGATTGAACTGGGTTGAAGAATCTCGCCTTGGTTACATTACCAGATACAGGCTTCAGTACCAGTTTCTGTGGTACGAGTTTTCTAGTTTCGTCAGTTCTAGTCTTAATTGTGAAACCGTTGATAGGATCACGAGCAGACTGTAGATATGATGGAATGACATAACGCAAGCGATAGATTCTATCAAGTGCATCACGCTCATCCTTGACACGCTCAAAGTAAGAGTCGTTTGTCTTATCAATACCATCAGCATATTCTCTGATACGACCGATGATCTGATCAGTTCCTAGATCGTTCTCAGTTTGTAGATACCACTTACCATAGATCACTGGGGCAGTTCCAGGATTTGTGAAAGCGGGATCAAACTTCATAGGCGACTCACGCTTGTTAGCGAAGACGCTGAAGTCATAAGTTCCAGGCTGGAATGTGATTTCGTTTACACCAGCTTCAGCATCTGATTTTGTCTTATAGATGGTGAAGACTTTCTCATTGATGTAACGAGCAAAGAAGTATACATTACCAAGGATTCTACCATTACCATCAGCAACAGTAGGATCAGATGCATATGCAGAACCTACTAGTGGTAGTTGACCACCTTCATTTGCTCTGAAGAATACAGTGTGACCAGTGATGTTAGGGAATGGAACATCAAAGATGTGTGGTACATCTGTTCTGATGTTAGTGTTGCTGACACCATCAAGTTCACAAGAATACTGATGGAGATCATAGTTGTCATCTAGGACAAAGTTATAGATGTCAATCTCAACATCAGGATGAATATCCTCAACCTCAGCAGAGTGGATGTAGATACCAGCAGCAGCGTTCTCTTTGCTGCTTGCAAGCATGATCTTAGTTTGATCAGAACCATCAAATGCACCAATACTGGAGTAATCCTCTGGTTTTGTAGTTCTACCAGGAGCAATGACATAATACTTCTCATTAGTTTCAAAACCATTTGGTAGTCTAACAAGACGCTTGTCAACATCAACATACTGATTAGTTACAGTATCATATCGTGGACGAGGTACAAGTCTGACAGCAGTTCCAGTCTCTAGGTTATGTGGATTAGAACCATTGTTGTCTAGAGTCCACACAGTTGCTCTAGCAGCAAGTTCTGTTGTTAGAGTAGGTGGTTCTGTACGAGCAACAGATGCTAGTCCAGTCTGAATAATCGTAGAGATGTTAGCAAAATACTGACGGATAGTAGATGCTTGATCAACACACTCAGGATATGTTGTATGCTGAGTGATTGTCTCGTCAGTTGTAGGTGTGGTGCTACTGTATACACCAGCATCTAGTGTGAAGTATAGGTAAGAGTTGGTGCTGGAGCTATTCGCATTGATAGAAGGACCAAACTCTAGACCGAGAGGAACTGGATTTCTAGCAACACTGTCAATATATCCAGGGTTCTCAATAGTATCAGTGAGAAGTTTGAATAGTGTAGTGATACCAGATGCAATGTCCTGACAGGAACCATTAGAGATAGTTCTAGTTACACTGCCTAGAGAAGTAGGAGTTGCAACAGCATCTTCTACGATTTTAAACAGAGTATTGATAGTAACTCTAGTGTCCTCACAAGACCCTTCAGATGCAGTCTTCGCAAGATCATATAGAGTAATGTTACCTGCGATAGTATCAGTTACAATCTGAGTCAGTGTGGTGATGGAAGATCTTACATCTTCACAGGAACCAGCAGAAACAGTTCTAGTTACACCAGCGAGAGACGCTGGAGTTGTAACTGCATTGATAGGAATAGCAGCGAGTGTAGTGATAGCAGATCTTACATCATCACATGGTCCCTGAGAGAATGTTCTAGTGACAGAGTATAGAGAAGTTCCACTATTGATTGTATTGGTGAGTAGAAGAACCAACGATGTGATGGTTGCTTCCTGCTGTTGACATGTTGGACTTGCCTGATCAACAGTGATGGTGAGGTCCTTAACCTGAGTCAGAGATGTGTGACCACCAACGGTTACATCCTCATTTCTCATGACCTCAATCATGATGTCACGAGCTTCGTTGAATGCCTGAATAGTCTGAGCTTCTTCGCCTGCTACATGAGCACCAGTTGCATATAGATTTGCAGCGTCCCAAGTGCGATCATTAC